AAAGGAAACGGTTGATACTACGGTATCGATGCCACAAGCGGAAATCAATGTTGGAATAATCAAAGGGAGTGTTGACCTTGCCGATAGTGAAGATGCAATAATTTTAGATTGATGTTTCAAACCTCTGTAATTTTTGAGCGCAATTACAATTCAATTGCCGAGGTTATAGTCAATCAAGGTGGGACAAGTTCGGGAAAGACTTACTCCATCCTCCAGGTGCTTTGCTTGAAAGCCATCGAGCAACCCGACCAAGTGATTAGTGTGGTAGGCCAAGACGTGCCGAACCTCAAAAGCGGTGCGCTCCGGGATATGCAAGCAATTGTAGCGAGCTCAACCGACATTCAAAGTTGGATTAAAAGCTACAACGCGAGCGATCGTATCTTTACGTTTCACAACGGCTCAATCATAGAGTTTAAAAGCTATCAAGACTCCCAAGATGCAAAGAGCGGAAAGCGCGATTACTTCTTTCTGAATGAAGCGAACGGCATAAGCTATGAAATCTATTCCGAGCTCGCGATGCGAACCAAGAAAAAAGTGTTTATCGACTACAACCCGAACGCTCGGTTTTGGGTACATGAAAAGTTGATCGGCAAAGACGGGGTAGAGTTGATCATTTCCGACCACCGCCATAACCCATTCCTTCCCGATATCATTCGCAAAAAGATTGAAGCTTTGCGCAGTGACGATGAAGAACTTTGGAAGGTGTATGCTCGTGGCATGACCGGTAAGATTGAAGGATTGATCTATCGTAACTGGGGAACAATCGTAACGATACCGAACGAAGCGCAATTGATTGGTTACGGCATGGACTTTGGATTTACCAACGATCCCACCGCTATTGTTGGAGTGTACCGGTACAACGGCCAATTGATCATTGATGAAATAATGTACCATAAAGGGTACACAAATCAGGATATTAGCCATTTTATGACCAGTTATGGAATAAATAATCGGGATCCGATCGTGGCCGATTCTGCAGAACCTAAAAGTATCGAAGAAATCCGGCGCATGGGATGGAGAATTGAGGGTGCTAATAAAGGGAAAGACAGCATACTAAACGGCATCGATATATTGAAACGATTTCGCTTTAACGTAACGAGTAGAAGTGCCAATCTAATCAAAGAATTGAACGCCTACAAATGGAAAGAAAAGGACGGTAACGCTACCAACGTGCCGATTGATTCATTCAACCACGGCATGGACGCATTGAGATACTTTGCGTTGAATAAATTAGCAGAAAAAAACATAGGAAAGTATGGGATTAAATAAGAAGAACAACAATGTTTGGCGCACCTTGACGGTTGGCCAATGGCAAATGATCCAAGAGGTGCAACACCTGGAAGGATGGGATTTGATGCGCTCGGTAACTGCGATCGTTGACGGCGGTTACTCGAAGGTAGATCAGTACTCACTGCCCGATTTGCGCAAGCGTTACGAGTCGATCGTTAACCAGCTGAATGAAGAACCGTATAAGCCATTCAAGAACTTCGTGAAGGTGAAGGGAAAACGTTATTGGATTAACCGATTCTTTGAGGATGTGTGCACGGCGCAATTCGTGGAGATCAGTGAGTGGACAAGCGACCAAGAAAAGATCAATCAAAACATTCACCTAATCGTTGCTTCGTTGATGCGTGAAGTCACACCGTTTTGGATTCCCAAGAAATACGAAGGGGATAAGCACTTCGAGCGGGCAAAGGATGTGAAGGAATCGATGTTAGCGGTTGAGGCATTGGGATTGTCCGCTTTTTTTTTGGGCAGTTGGATGCTGTTTCTAAGCGATTCCCCAAGATTTTTAAGTCAGATGGTCGAGCAGACGAGGCGGGAATTGACACCGGAACTGGATTTGCAGAAAAGTACAAGTGGTTGATTTTTGTTGATACGTTATCCGGTGGCGATGTGCTGAAATGGAAGGATATTTTCGAGCTCAAGGTGATTGAGTTTTTTATCTACGTAAATTATTGGCAAGATAAGATGGAGCACGAAAGGGTTGAGGTGAACAAGCAAATAGCAAGATCGCGATTAAGGTAACATTTTCGATTTTGTAATTCTATTGTTATGGCATCAAAGTTTATTCAGCTCGAAAGTATCGGATTAGATCCCGAACAAATTAGTACTGAATTTGAGGGAGTTGATAAGATATTAACCGACTGGGCAAACACTGCCATTGACGCATTCCGGCAAAACCTATCAAGGAACGGGAGCGATGCCACGTATGTACTTGCACAAAGTATCATTCCGTTACCGGTAAAGAGGTACGGCAAAGATTACGCCATCGAGATCGAGGCACCTGGATATTGGAAGTTTGTTGAGTACGGTGTAAAGGGTCGGTTTGGTTCGACCAAGGCACCGGATTCTCCCTTCCAGTTCAAGGATAAGTTCCCGCCCCGTGAGCCGTTTAAAAAGTGGATGGCAGCGAAAGGGATAAGCCCGAGAAAAGGACAAAGCATAGATGAAAAGGCGCGTGAAATTCAGCACTCTGTTTACAAGTACGGGGTAAGAAAAAACCCGTTCGTTTCTCCATTCGTTACGGATGCAGAAATTACAAGGTTGGCAATTCAAGTGGCCGATTACATAGCACAAACAAGCATTGAAGTAACACTACCAAGATAATGGCAATAACGATCATTCAAAGTCCACAAGATTTTACCACCATAGGAAACCCAATGACATTTACGTTGGAGTCCGATAACTACACGCAGCCAAACTTCATGTTTGTTTGCGATGTTTACACAGGTGGCACGTTAATTACAAAGCTAAAGGCGTTTCCAAATCCGTCAACCAATTTAGGGTATTTCAACATTCGCGAAATACTGCGTTTCTTCATAGACATAAACACGGTTATTTCCGATGGGGAAGGCTTTGAGTGTCCGAATATGTGGACGGAATACACGGTTGAATTTTCCGAGCAATTTGTTGGTAGCACTGGAACGACTTACGACTTCACTGGTACGGTTTATTGCGGTGCTATTGAAACGTTGAACTTCCCTTTCTATCAATACGATCGTTATGTTTGCTCAACGTCTTCACCAGCAAATCCGATCAAGCTTCTAACGAACCGACCACAATCCACAAAAGCAATTGGAAATGGAAGTAACGGATATTTACAAAGTGGATATTTGTACATTCCATGCGAAAGATCAAGTGCGCCAAATGTTGATTGGGTAAACATCAAATATTATTCTGCCGAAGGTTCTGTATTTAGAGATTATTTTTATAAGACTCGAAATTGGTTTTGGCACGATGCTGGAGATCCAAATGCAAACAGCGTTATTGCAGTTCCCTTCATGCCATTGGAGATAAACGATATTCCCGATGACTATACTTCAGATGGAATAGCCGGAGAGGTAGATTTTAATTTAGTTCTTGACGGAGAAGGTGGGTATTATTCAATCCGTTTATCCATTGATGATACCGGCGTAAATTATTTAAGCGATGAGTATTTTGTTTTTATTCAAAGGCCATGCACGCGTTACGAGTTCACCGAGATCCATTTCCAGAACCAACTAGGTGGAGTTGATAGCTACGTGTTCACGAAGCCTATCCGTGAAGTTCAAAACATTACGAGAATTGAAGCGAGCCGTCCATTGCTAAGGGAAAGCCTAAATGATTACACTTACAATGTATCGGATTATTCAAGATACAACGCATCCGTTGACTATCAAAAAACCTTCAATGTTTCATCGGATTGGTTGACCGATTCCGAATTTGAGTGGTTATCGGAAATGGTTAGATCGCCACGTGTTTGGATTCGCTCGACTTATGTAGAACCAGGGACCGAGCAAGTATTTGCTGTGTTGATTCCGATCATTATTACCGATACAAGCTACAACGTTTGGAAGCGTGACTTCGACTTGTTAAAAACATTGTCGGTAAACTTCAAATACACCTTTGATGAAACCTCGCCGTTATGATAACAGAACTTTACATTGACGGGCAAAGATTGGATTTAAGCGAAGATATTGACATTCGCTTAACCTATTCCATCACTGACATAGAAAACCCCGTAGAAAGGAAAGGAACGGTTAGCAGAACCATTGAAGTACCGGGCACAACGAACAACGATTTTGTGTTTGGCCAAATCTACAAATTCAATCAGTGGGTAACTGGGTTCGATCCCAGTGTTCGCGCCACTGCTATTGTGATGCAGAACGGTATTGATGTGTTCAACGGGATTGCGCAATTATTGGCGGTTAAGAGTGACGGCCAATTTAAGACTTACGAAGTCGGTTTATATGGTGAGAATGTGAACTTGTTTAAGCAATTAGGCGATAGCGAATTGACTGACTTAGATTTTAGCGAGCTGAATCACGAATGGGATGGGGCAAATATTGTGGACGCGTGGAACAATTCCGTTGGAAGTACGGGCAACGATTACTATTATCCCGCTATTGATTACGGACAAGCGAGTTTCACACGTACCCAAGCACCAAGCCCTTACGCGGACATATTTACTACGGGTGATTTTTACCCCGCCATTTCGGTTAAAAAGTACTTGGATAAGATTATCGGCGGTGCTGGCTTTACCTATGTGAGTGACTTCCTTACATCGCAATGGTTTAAGCAATTGATAGTACCGTACGGCGTTAGTGGTGTACCCTACATCACCCAAGAACAAGCTTTCAATAATTTGTTTTGGATTCGATTGAATGCCGATTTGACTAAAAATAACCTAATTCCAGTCACTCAATTTCAGTTTGGTACTTCAACGCCAGCACCTTATTTCAATGGTGGA